ATGGCAGACGCTGTTAAAGCGGCCGATCTCTCGCGCCTACTGAAAACATACATGTTGCTGGTGAACCTGAACGTTCCGGTAAGTTTGGCTGATATTGATTAAGTGACTGATATAGTTAGTTTCTATAATGAAGTTATTCTCTTAGTGCTAACTGTTAAGAATATGCTTTACAGAACGCCTCATATTCGGTGTTCAGCTCACGCAATTCAAAATCTGAAAATGTTCCGCAGGCTGACAGCTCCTGATGACGTGGCGCCTCGTTTTCTTCGGTAATTTTTTTATAACGATTTTTCAGTCCTGAGATGAGTTCGGCAGGGATATCGTTATCATTCAAAGGATCATTCTTAGCGCAAATCAAATAAAACAGTGCCGCTTTTAATAGATATAAAGATAACGCTGAATGGTTTTCACACAAGTAATTAATTGCGTAGGGTCTGTGTTTAACTGACAGAAGCAGGCTATCCAGACAAAAGGATTTAAACAGTCCATTTTGTATAAACGTCGATTCTACTATTTTCTTTCTGAAATACGCTGATGCTTCTGCATCAATCATATCGAGCTTACGCAGATAATGATCGGCCTCTTCTGAACCTTCATCTTCACAATCACAATTGATATACCATGGGTCTATATAACCTTGTTTAAGATAAAGAATCAGGCCATCAATCAGTTTGTTTTTTAATTTCAAAGGTGTTTCATTGTTGGTTAACCTGCAGGAAGGATGCACTACTAAAGGTGTGTAACGGTAAAAATAAAAAGAATAAGTGAACATCGTTTTATACAGGTCAGGGTAAAGATAAGATAATACTACATGAGGCGACACAGGTAATCATATGTTTTGTCGCGTTTTAAGTGATGCGTCAGGCCAGTCGGTATTATCGCGAGAGAGTGATAGCTTCATAAATCGTATTTATCGTTTAAAATTTATAGACTGCATGGGATAATGTTGCCTTGGCTGAAATTTATAGCGGATAATCTCGCCCGATTGACAATCCTTTGGCGGTTGATGATAGCCCCTTATCGGCTTTATATATCAAAGAATTTAAAGAAATGCAGGCCGAGCGGGATGCTTCCAAATCTTAACAGGCAAAGATGAAAGCGATAGCCTCCAGCGCATAAAGGCTGACGAAAGTAACAGATAAGCCCTGATTCCTTTTTGTATCTCCACGAGAATATATTCAGCGTTCTTTCTCATCAATCCATGCAATTAAATCGGCGAGGTTATTCTCAGAAAAAACGGCTATACCATGTGCAGAGAGTAGCGATGCTGCGATGCCCATACCTGACTTGCGCCGGCCACTAAATGAACCGTCATAGATAAACTGGCTACCGCATGTTGGGCTGCCGTCCGTTAACAGCGCAGCGGTACAGCCCGCATCCTGCGCCGTGCGTAGCGCCAGCCAGGCGCCAAGCTGATAGTGCTCTGTTACCTCTTTTCCTGTAATTTCAATTATTCTGTCCTGAGTTTTATTATCACCAGAAACAATCTCAGCCGGAGGGCGTGGGGTGGGTAAACCCGCGGCCAGTTCAGGACAGTGGATCACAAGACGCTGCTCTTCCTGCCAGCGCCGCAGCTGATCGATCATCTGTGCTTTTTCGCTCCCGTCGTAGCGCACTTTGAATCCCATCAGACAGGCACTTACCAGTATTTTATTTATCATCGTAATTGGACATCAGGTCTAGTGATACTTAAATGATATCAGCTTCGCTTTTACATAAAAATGCCTTTGGCCGCACCTGCTTATATTATGGGAAGTTTAGGGATATCCGGATCAGTCTCACCACTATTCAGCTGCAAGGTGCCACACCGCAGCCACAAAAATAATGGCCGGATTTCAATATCTGTTTTTCTAAAAACACCGGGGAGAAAAATTTTCTCGCCGGTCCAGCACCAGAATCAGACTTTACGCATCCTCGGTTAATTACAGGGAAAAGTCAGATGTCACGGTTTGCAGGTGAAAATATATTAATTACGGGGTGACCAGTGGTATTGGTCTCGCGGGTGCCAGCCGTATTGTGCAGGGTAATAGTTACCGGGCGTAATGCTGAAGCACTGAGGCGACTGCCTGTCAGTATTGATTCAGTGCAGAACCACGGCGCGCAACCTGAAGCGGCCGTTGTACGGGCAAATGAGGTGAAAGCGTTCGGGCTGCTGGATGGGTTGTGGCTGAACGCCGGACAGCGCCCGATTGAAAAGAAGATTTGATCGGCTTGCAGAAACGGGAAAGTCTTTTTCCTGTATCCCTTTATAGCATCCGCCAGATCAGGCGCAGGGTTATATTTAGCCCTCCCGGTTACTACGGCATAGCGAAACACTTCTTTGCAGCGCCGACTGCCTTATTAACCCGCGCTATGACATCACCGTTTTCGAACCGGCGTGAATACGCGCAAACGCTGGAATGGTCTGATGATTGGTTTTAAGAGATTTAGCGAACAACATCGAAGGCGGGCGAACAGCAAAATGGCGTCCCCTGCAAACTTCAAATTTGATACCTAAGTGCAGGAGACGTAAGGGTTATTTTTGTATGCTAAAATTATTTACCCAGGATTTTACCCATCATGCTGCGCGATGAGCTTTTTTTTGAATGCTTGATGATCGCTATATAACCAGCGAGAACGTCCATGAATCTTGCGTGGTTTCGGAAGGGTTCCGTCTTTAATGCGGTCATAAATGAAGGTCTTACCGAACCCAGTATCTGCCATGATAAATTTCAGGTCAATAAGGGTATCCTCTCGTAACTCACGCATCATAATCTCTCCTGCTTACATTCGTACTTTGAAAATCTTATAGCTGACAGAGCAGCAAAATTTTTTGTAACCACTACCCTAGGTCCTCGTAACTTTAGTTACGAAGCCAGACAGCAACTTCACTGCCGATGACTCGCACTGGTTGCCCCAGTGATCCCAACCTGGCGCCGCTGAACGGCTGAATAACTCGATGCGCGGCACGTCGCCATAAAGACGCTCTAACCGGTGGCGGGCCTCCCAGGGTTTCGCACTATGGCGGCCTAACGGGCTGTAGATAACCTGTTTCACGCTGGCATCTTTGCGTTCGAGCCCGGCGCCGCGGGTGGCGATAAGAAGATCCTCGGTGTTTGCCCGCGTATAGTTTCCGCCATTCATACGCGTTTGCGCGTTAAGCAGGTGCAAAAAGTCGTGAAAATCCTCAATTTCGCCAGCTTCCAGCGCTTTATTGATGTGCTGCTCTGCCCGTTGGTTGAGTTTCACCCATGTAAAGCCCTTCATGGTGCGCACCGTAAAGCCCCAGGCTTCGGCAAGATCCATAGCTTCGCGGTTGTGGGTGCCGGTGTACCACATCGCCAAAACGGCGTTTTCTGCGGCCAGCTCCCACACTGGGAGGCGCTTCATATCGATCAGGCTCATGGTGTCGTAATGCCCGGCTGCCGCGCCGTTGCTTACGGTATTGCCATAGCTCCAGGCGGGATCGGCGTAGATAAGCGAATATTTCATCAATCCCCCCTGTATACCCCGCCATGAATACGGCGTGCTTCGCCGCTATATGGGCCGGTAAACCCGCCTAAATCCACATCAGCCCAGCGCAAGCGCAGACGATGGGGGAGGATTCCACCCGCTGCTACCGCCTGTTCTTCCTCGGTCGGTAGCGGCAGGGGTATCTCCACGCCAAATAAGGCGGCCTGATTAACAAGCCGGTGTAGTTCGATGCGCAGACGCCCACGAATGCGCTCATCTGGATCTACTGGTTTCGCCAGAATCTGCGCCAGCTGTTCTGTCGTTGGCTTCCCGGTGAGTTTCATCATGGCCTCCGATCAGAATGGGATATCATCGTCAAAATCATAAGCGGGCTCGCTCTGCTGCTGGCGTGGGCCGCCGCCGCTGTATAGCGGCTGTTGAGGCGCGCCCCAACAGCCGGGCTCGCCGCCTTGCTGGCTCTGCTGCTGGCGTTGCTGGCCGCTTTGCTGCCCCTGGCCGCCGCCGAGCATTTGCATAGTGCCGCCTACGTTCACAGCCACTTCTGTTGAATAACGGTCGCTGCCGTCCTGCGCCTGCCATTTACGGGTTTTTAGCTGGCCTTCGATGTAAACCTGAGAGCCTTTGCGGAGGTATTCCCCGGCCACCTCGGCGAGCTTCCCGTACAGAACGACGCGATGCCATTCTGTGGCCTCTTTCATTTCGCCGGTTTGCTTGTCGCGCCAGGATTCAGAAGTCGCCAGTCGCAGATTAGCCACGGCGCCGCCGTTCGGGAGGTAGCGAACCTCTGGATCTTGTCCGAGGTTGCCGACCAGAATCACTTTGTTAACTCCACGCTGCGCCATTGATTAAGCTCCTACTGTCTGTTGTTCGTTCTGCTGTCCGGCCTGCGCCTTTTTCAGCTGGTTGATTCGTTGCTGCATTGCTTCGCGAAGCTTGCCCTGGGTAGCTCCATCGCCTGCGCACGCTTTCCATGCACGCTTGTAAAGCTCATCGAGGCGAGCCCGATCCGTTGTCTGCCCGACCACCTTTGCGAAGGTTGTGTAAACTTCTGCGGGCGTAAGCTCTGCTCTTTGCTGCTGGCGCTGCTGCTGATTCCCACCCTGGCCTCGCTGCTGCTGGCCGCCGTTTCGCTGTTGATTGCCGTTTCGCTGCTGGTTGCCATTGCGTGACTGGTTACCGTTGCGCGGCTGCTGCCCGTTCTGGATCGCGTGTTCGTCTGTGTCCGGGTCTTTCGCGTCGTCGATGCCAAACAGCCCATTCAGACAGTATTTGCGGGCGTAGGAGCTGGTAGCGCCGGTTACCTGCGCATCATCCATGCCTTTTTTCGTGATGGCCTCGCGCGCTATGGCGCTGGCACTGTGTGAGTTCTCGCCGTCGGTGATGGTGGCGGTGGCCCTGATGTAGTAGCGGTCGCCAAGCTGGATCACGTCGTCGGTGATCGAGAGGAAAAGCCCCTTAAGCAGAGGTTTTACGGCGTTTAAAATGTCCTCGCAGCTGCGATAGCTGTAACCGCCAAAGCTATTAAACTGGCTTTTGGGCGCGTTAAGTTCGGCTTGAATGCTGGCAAGACGCGCGTAAAATTCCGGTTTGGTCATTGTTGTAACCCTGATTCTTTTTTCGTAAACTCACCTGGTCTTACTTCCCGGTGAGACTTGAAGCCCTCCTGCTGCATCCCTGACAAGACCGCAGGAGGCGATGAGAAACCCGCTTCGGCGGGTTTTTTGCTTAGTGGCCCGGCACTTGCGGCGCGCTATCCACTAACACTTCCACGATCTCTGTGCTGATGCGGGTTTTCGTGGTGAGCCTGTCCAGATAAAGCCCTTTTTCAACGTTTGCAGAAGCGCGCCAGGTGCGGCCGTCATGGCGGATCAGCATTCCGGGGCGAACGTGCGAACGGAACATGAAAGTAGTTACAGGGGCGGCTGCGTTATGCATGGCTGGAACCCTCCGCATGGGCTGGCATGGTGTGAACGGCTACAACCGGTTGCCCGTTCTCGTTATCGATAATGCGGAAGTAGAGCGCATCGCATACCGGGCAATTAGCCAGCGTGTCGGAACAATCGCCGACCGGCGGGATCATTGAAAACAGTGTCGATTTGCATTCCGGGCAGGCGAAATGCGCCAGCTCGCGCCCTTCTGTCATTTGACGGCCCAGCCATTGCGCGTATTGCGTGTACAGCTTCGGGTGTTTAACTGCTACGTTTCCGATCTTCATTCCTTCGTTCCTTTCTTCATTCGCTGCTCTTTCTCTCGCTGCCCACAAATTCATTGCTGAGGCTTTCGCCCAGCGATACCAGTCACGCCCGGCTTCTTTGTAGGAATTGCCGAGCCTGACGAGTTCCCACGTCTCTTGCATCGCATCCGGCTTTTTATCAGCGATGGCCTGGCGGCCCTCGATCATCGCGTCGATTGCCTCGTTGATTTCCAGCGCTTCGGCGTGGGCAGCTTCTAATGCCTCACGGCGTGCTGCGTAATCCTTGCCGCCAAAAAACTCCGCGATGCGGCGGCGGTGATTGTGTTCAAGTGCCTCGGCATGGTCGCGGTCGATGATTTCCAGGCATTCATCTACAGCGCGGGCGAGGTCTAAAAGGCGCTCTACGGTGCCGTTAATACGGTTAGTAACGCAGTCCTGAATAGCGGCCCACACTCCCGCAGTAACGCGACGGTTTGGCGAGTCGTACGGATTCATAAAGCCGTCTTTGGTGTGACGCAGCCCGATCAGCGTCATGTGTTTGCGGCGCAGGTCGATATGAACGGCGGCAGTAAGAGATTGCAGAGCCTTAAGCTCGCTAAAAGACAGGGTGCGGATATCAATCATCGTTTTGTCCTCTGGTTTGCCGTTTTCGCCCGGCTGGCGGAACATTTTTGATACTGGCGTTATGCCGATGGGGATGATTATGCGATATGGAATGAATCCAGTCAACCGGGAAGTGGTGGATTTATTCTATTTGGAATGATTTAATGTGTGCGCCATGGGGTGGCTGGCTTGCAGCTATATTCCGAAAGTGATATTTAGGTTTGGGCGCGGGGAGGCCTCAGGTCTGACCTGTAGTATTAATAAAGGGGGAAAGAATGCCGTTCTTTGAGGTGACTGTATCAGGGGAGTGTGTGGAGACCCCGATCAGTCAAGGATTTACAATCTATCTTAACAAGTTAGCTACAAACAATTGCGTTATCACTCCCAAAATTTCCACATCATCGCCTGCTTCTATCATTGGTAGCCGGTCAGAGTCTACTGACAGAAAAACCTTCTGTCCTATCTTGTTCGACCTATAAACAGTTACAAAACCATCTTCTTTCACAGCAACCAGGCTATTAGCTGCTGGCTTTATTGCTGTATCCACAATAACGATCGACCCACCTGGCGCCTGTGAAACTCCAGTATCACGCTGAATGACATAGGCGCGACATGTCTCAGGAAGTTCCCTAGGCCAGGCAATAGTCTCTCCAGTAAAACCGTTAGCGTCATAAAGTTTCACCATATGAGATACGTCGATACGCGCCATAGGCTCTGATGACGTGCCATAAATGCTACCGGTGCCATTGATCAGCCAGTCTGCGCTAATCCCCATTGCCGCAGCAAGCTTGCCCGTAGAACGCGACACTTCAGTTGTTCCGTTAAGAATTTTTGATACTGCCGACTGTTGAATCCCTGCCGCTTTCGCGAGGGCCGTCTGGCTGTGGAACCCTGTTTCCTTCATCGCAAACTGTAAACGCTCTTTCAATGATTGCATCGGTATTAATTCCCAAAAAGAAGATTGCAACTATGCTTTATTGACTGTAATCATTCCATATCGCATAATGCGGCCGTGTGTTAGGTAGCGATACGGAAAGGCAATGAACCCAATCAATAAGGCTATTCAAATTGTTGGCAGCCAAACAGAGTTGGCCCGCCGCATTGGTGTAAATCAATCCACTGTCAGTAAGTGGTTGAATGGTACGGATATTCGCGCAAAACACGTGAAGCCTATTGCCACTGCAACCAACGGAAAAATCACGCCAATGGAAATTGTCGACTGGTGCTATGAGACACATCGGAATCATAAACAATGATGTGCATCATGCAAATCGGCATGAATTCTACCCGGAATAACGATCTTTAGGTGAGCCCAGGGATAAAAATCCGACTAATCGCACCTATTGCTAGTCGTAACTGGATGGCAAGGCTTCCGCAATGACCGGGATCGGCTTTCCGATTTTTACATAAGTAATCAGAACCAACGTTTTACGGAGTATTCACTATGCACAAATCACATGCACGCACAAACAACAAGGCGCTTCAGTTTGAAACCCTAATTCGCAGCGGAATAGCTGCGCAAGGCGTGGCGAAAGTTGCGCAGCAACTCGGCGTCCATCATTCACAGGTAAGCAGGATGCAAACGGGGAGAAATTGTTTTGTGGAACGCGCGGCCAAGCTGCTGGCCGTGATTGGTTTCGATCAGGGAGAGGAAACCGTAATTATCAAAGGGGAGCAGACAGCGCAACTTGCCCAGGCGCTGATCTCAATGCTGGGCAATTTAAAGATCGAAGCCCCGGACTGCGCGAACAGTTCCGAGGCTTCTGAGTGCAAAAAACCTACCAAGTAATTTGCGAGGAAATTATGACAAATCGTAGTCAGGTTTGCCACGTTGTTATGCGCAAACGCGCGCACAGAAATCAGGAGCGCGCCCTATGAGTATGAGTTTAATGGCAAAGGCAATGGGGATCAGCGTGGGTAACCCACTCCGAAAACTGGTGCTTATTAAACTCGCCGATAACGCGAACGATCAAGGTGAATGCTGGCCGTCTTATCAGCATGTTGCCGACCAGTGCGAAATCGGGAGATCCACTGTAAAAAACCATATTCGCGCGCTGGAAAAAATGGGTTTGCTTCGCAGGGAGTACCGCAAAAACGGCGATCTGAACCAGTCGAACCTGTTCTATCTGACCTTAGATAACCAGGTTAAAAAAGCATCCGGCAAGGGTGGGGCAGGAGCTGCCCCAGGTCAGGAACTGCCCGAGGGGGTGGGGCAGGAGCTGACCGGGGTGGGGCAGGAGCTGCCCGAGGGTGGGGCAGGAGCTGCCCGAGGGGGTGGGGCAGGAGCTGCCCCCATAACCAGTCACTCTTTAGAACCAGTCATTGAACCTATTACGTCAGAGAACGCTACCGCGTCCTCTGGAGCCATGAAAAAACAGGATGATTTGGTTGTGGCTGTCAGACCCGATGCGGGAATACAAACACCGAAGGGCGATAAGTGGGGAACTGTTGACGACCTCCGCGCGGCTCAATGGATGTTTGCCAGAGTGCAGCATGTCGCCCCCGCTGCCCGCCAGCCAAACTGGGCGGCATGGGCTAACGATATTCGCCTGATGCGTGGTGCGCTGAAAGTCACCCATAGAGATATTTGCCAGGTGTTTGCCTGGGCGAACGAAGATCACTTCTGGCAGACGAACATTCTGAGCCCCGCGAAGCTGCGCGAGAAATGGCCGACCCTAACCGCGCAGATGATGCAACCATCACGGCAGCGCCCCGCAGCGCCGCAGCAGCAAACGCCGCACTGGAATAGCCCGGAAGCTTGGGAGGACGTTTTATGACCCAGCAACTCATCCACGCCATCGCGCGCCGTGACGGCCGGGAACTCTCAAGGCTGGCCGGTAAATATCAACCAACCCAGGAGCGGCCCGCAAAAGGCGTTGTTAATTCCGAGGCCGAACGTCTGGTGGATGCGCTGTTTCGGCAGCTTAAGCAGGTATTCCCGGCAGCGAACGCTACAAGCCTGCGCACCGACGCCGACGAGGCGGCCGCAAAACAGCAATGGATTATTGCTTTCGCAGAGAGCGGCATCACCCGACGGGAGCAACTGGCCGCAGGCATGAAGCGAGCACGCGCAAGCCTGTCGCCATTCTGGCCCTCGCCAGGGCAATTTATCGACTGGTGCCGGGAAGGTGAGTTCGAGCTGGCCGGGCTGCCATCGGTGGCCGAGCTGCTGGCGATGGTGCGTACTTACTGCGCGCGGCGTGGGCTTTATGCCTCCCCGGCGGATTATCCGTGGCAGCAGGCGGCGCACTACTGGCTGGTTACAGGCCTGTATAGCGGTATGCGGCTTAACAGCTGGACAGAGCAGGAGCTTGCAGAGCAGGCAAAGGTTGAGCTGGTGAAAATGGCAAAGCGCATCGCCAGCGGTGAAGCCATACCGGAGCCTGTGGCAATGATCGAACAACCCAGGCCGCAGCCTGTTACCCGTGAGAGGGGGCTGGAGATTATCGCCAGAATCCGCCGAGACCTGCTGAAAAGCCGAGGAAAAATTGATCGAGGTGAACCATGACAGGACGCCAGGCCATTGAGCTGTACCTGAAAACTCACGCCACATTTACAAATGAGCAGGTGGCGGCCGCACATAACGTTAGCTGGGGCGCCGTAGCTTATGCGGCGCGCAGAATGGCGTGTGAGGGAAAGCTGGTGGTGCAGGAAAGGCACCATAAATGGGCCATCTATCGTTACCCGAACCAGGACGGAGACGAGCCAATCAATACCGTTTTCGATGAGTGCCGGGCGAGCGGAGCTATGCGCAGGGTGCTTTGCGTATACGGCGCGCTGGCAGCTGCAAAATTGTTTGATAGCCGCAATCAATCTAATAAAACAAGCATCCCAGGAGATATGCGGCGTTAAAAGCGTATTTAACCGGCCAAAATGAAGCGCTGGCGCGTTTTTTAAGGTGCCGTAACGCAAATGGGTGGAGAAAGATATAAATCCCTCAGCGTGCTGATTTGGCCGGTTATTTCCTGTGGTTAATCAATAACCGGATTTCTGGTTGTCACTTATTGCTTTTCAGAATGAGGCTTTCCCACATCACAACGAATGTCCGAGGCGGAAAGCCCAAAATGACACATATTGCCTCTGCGCGCACATTTCCGCACAATATCCGTGCGGTCTGAACAGCCGCAGATACTGGCGTCACTGGAGAAATCAACCGTGACGCACAAACACCAAAAAATCCTTTTCCCGGACCTGATCGCCGCTTCATTGGCGACCAGCGTTTTTTCACATTCAGCGTTCGGCCTCTACGGGGGTGCGGCGTGACCTTCCCGAAAGACGGCGTAAGGCTGCATAAATCCAACTTTGCGGCCATCGGCCAGCAATTACAGCCACTGCTGGATAAAGGCGAATGCTTTCGCCTGATCATCAAGCCCTGGCGCGATTCTCGCAGCCTCCCACAAAACGCGCTGGCACATGTCTGGTTTAGCGAAATCAGCGCTTACCTGATCAAGCGTGGTAAAGCCTTTGCCTCTCCGGCATGGGTTAAAGACGCGCTGAAGCATTCTTATCTCGGCTACGAAGAACGGGAAATGACAGACGTTATTACCGGCGAGAAAACCACGATCCGCTCCCTCCGGCATACCTCCGATCTCGATACCGGCGAAATGCACTTTTTTCTCACGCAGGTGGAGGGCTGGGCGCTGAACATCGGTTGCCGCCTCACCATTCCCGACGATTGCCAGTACGCGCAGTTGCGCGCGAAACAGGAGGCATAACCGATGCGCAAAACATGGTTTGAGCACACTGATTGCACCCTCACTGAAGCCGACGAGCTAATGAGCCAGTACCGCAAGCGCGGCGTGGCGGTTGAGCGTTTTCTCTCTCCCGACTGCCGGAAATTTATTGTGCGCGTTCAGTTGCCGGAAAGCCGTCACGAACCGCGGCCCAGCAGAACCTATCAACAACGGATTTGGGGGTGATCGTGGCTGACTTACGCAAAGCCGCGCGCGGCATCGAGTGCCAGGTGCGCATTCCGGGCATATGCAACCACAACCCCGAAACCAGCGTGCTGGCGCATATCCGCCTGCCTGGCGCCTGCGGGATGGGGATTAAGCCGCCCGATCTGCTGGCGACAATAGCGTGTAGCGCATGTCACGACGAAATCGACCGGCGCACGCGGCTAACCGATGCGGAGTATGCGCATACGTGCGCACTGGAAGGGATGGCGAGAACGCTGATTATCTGGCTGAAAATGGGGCTGATTAAATGACTTGCGATTATGAATTTACATTGCCATATCCGCCGAGCGTTAACGACTACTGGCGCAGGGGCAGGGGTATTACCTACATCAACAAGAAAGGGCGCCAGTATCGCCGCGACGTGGCGGAAATCCTTCACATCCTGAAGCTCGACATAAACACCGATGCGCGGTTGAAACTACGCATTATCGCGAACATGCCGGACAGGCGCCGCCGCGATATCGACAACATTTTAAAAGCGGTCTGCGACTCGCTGGAGAAAGGCGGCTTTATGCAAAACGACTCGCAAATAGACGAGCTGAAAGTGGTGCGGGGTGAAGTGATCCCTGGTGGCCGCCTGGGAATCAAAATAACGGAGATCGAGCAGTGAGAGCGCAGGCTTATGAATTTATCCGCCAAGAGCTGATCATGGCGACGGCCGACCTGAGCGGCAGCACAAAAGGCCAGCTGGTGGCGTTCGCGGAGAATGCCCAGCTGATCACCGACCGCTACAAGCGCAAGCCGCTTAAAGTGACCGACCCGGAGACGGGCGAACTGGTAGCCGTCTGGAATGACCCCGTGCCTGGCGTGCAGTCGCGCGCCAAAGGCTCGCATATTCCGCTGGTGCTGCCGGTCGAGTATGCCACCGCAAGCTGGCGGCGCGCCGTGCTGGCGCTGGAGCCACACGAAACCGCCTGGCTGATGTGGTGCTATGCCGATGCCACTCGCTACGCCCATCAGGTAGAGATCGTGCGCTGGGGCTGGGAGGCATTCAGCGATCAACTGGCGGGGAAACGCATTGCAGCCAAAACGCTGGCACGCCTGCGCGCGCTGGTATGGCTGGCTGCGCAGGACGTTAAATTCAAGTTAATTGGACAAAGTTCTGGTCTAACGTCTCAAAAACTAGCTAGCCTGCTAGACGTGAAGCCTTCTAACTGGAGTCAAAACTACATGCCCCATTGGAACAAAATGCTTGCGGTTTATGAGGTCCTAGATCACGTTTCTCTAGAAAGAGTACAAAGAGTGCGTTCGCAACAAAAGGCTGCAAATTGCGATATAAGTCTTGCAAAAATGAATATTTTGAGGGATAATTTATTGTAATTTAGTAAATTGCTCAAAGTGTAAATTTCCGACGTCAGTCGGTTTTTTGAACTTACAATATTGGTTTTGAGACCGTTTTATTTGCTATCAAAATCGTGGATACATGGTTCCCCCAGAGCACTTTTTGATAGCAAATTCTATTGATGTGTATTGATTACATCATGAATGCAAGTATAATGCCGCGCCATCGAAGACGTCCTTTGATGTCAATTTGAACAGAAAAAAGTAGTGCTTTCCCTCTTGTGCGTTATCCTTTCTTTATGTAGTTTGGATTTGTAGGTCACACGAAGCCCTGCTAAGGAATTTAATTTGAACAAAATTCAGCCCGCAGTCGTTTACACAATGACTTTTTTTATCATCCCTGTATGGGGGTTATGGCTGTTTTCGCTCGTTAAATAACCAATCAAGCCCGCAACACTTGTTTTTTCACCTTATTTTTACTTCTTCTACCAGTTTTTTCTGAGTTTTACGGTTAAGATACCCTTGGTTCTGACATGCGGCCGCACGTCGGGTATTTTAACTTGGTAGAAGGATCATCTTATAGAAGCCCCTGAAAACTCTGCTTCCGGTGTAAAGGTTTGGATTTTGACTGCAATGGTTGGCTTGCTTATGACCATTGTCAGTTTTTTTGCTGTTAGGATCGTCGACACCGTCGATGAGACTGAAGCAGCGGTCCATACTCTTAAAGAAGTACAAGCGTCCAACGGCGAAGCCATCAAAGGTCTCCAGCGTGACCGGGATAACGCCAATAAGGAAATCGAACGGTTGCGTGACCATGTCGATCGCTTGAAAGATGAAAACGCGCAGTTAAAAGCGAAAGCGGGAATCCCCCTTTCGCTGAATCATAAGCCACCGACGGGTGGCTTTTTTTTTGCCTGATGCAAGCTAGGCATTTAAAGCCCTTAAATGCCTTTTGATGAGCTGTATCCAGCTACAAATCCTATGAATGATAAAATCACTATTCACTATGCGCCGCACGGACTGGGAGCTATCCAGCTGGCGCTGGCGTCGTTCTATGAACAGCTCCACTCTCTTACCCTCTACGAGTGGGCTCTGGTCACCACTGTGATCATATCTCCGCTGGCTTTTATCGCTTCCATCGTTTTCCAGTGGAGGCAAACACGGGCGATTGAGCGCGCAGCCAGAGAAGGCCGAGTGGTCGCAAAGCCGAGGATGTTCAAATGAGCATGAAGAAAGCGGGCGCAGCTGGTGGGGCTTGTTCTGTGGTGGCGGCGATCATGTTGGTGCTGGCTGGTGGGAACGTCCGAACCAACCAGGAAGGGCTTGAGCTGATCGGTAATGCCGAGGGGTGCCGCGTTAATCCATACGTTTGCCCGGCTGGCGTGCTTACCGACGGGATCGGCAACACCCACGGCGTTCGCTACGGCAAATCGATGGAGCAGATCGCCAAAGACTGGGAGCGCAACATCCTGGAGGCTGAACGCTGCGTAATTCGCTATGGCGCTGGTGACCGGCTGACCGAAAACGCATTCAGCGCTGCCGTATCTCTGACGTTTCGCGTGGGCTGCGGCAAAGTGAAAAACTCGACGCTGTTTCGCATGTTCCGGCAGGGCGAACAGCGCGCCGCCTGCGATCAGTTCCTGAGATGGCGTTACGCCGCAAGTAAAGAGCTGCCAGGGCTGGTTACCAGGAGCCAGAAAGAGCGTGCGCTCTGCCTCAAGGAGTGAGCCATGTTAACCCGGTTGCTGGGCCTGCTGGCCCTGATCGCCACTCTCACCTCGTTCTATTACCACGACCAGCTCACAGAATCGCGGGCATCTTTAACCGCAGTTAATCGAAAATTAAACGCGGTTAAAGATGCAAATAAAAAGATGCTGGAGGGCCAGCGCAAACTTGCAGAGCTCGATGCCTGGTACACAGGAGAAATTGCCCGTGTCAAAGCTGAGAATGATCAGCTGCGTGCTGATGTCGCTAACGGCACTCGCCGGTTGCAGCTCAACGCCACCTGTGAGCGAGTGCGTAACGCCACCGGCGCCACCGGCGCCACCGGCGCCACCGGCGGCGCTGATGCAACCGCCCCCCGACTTGATGACGCCGCTCAACGGGATTATTTCACTCTCCGGGAGCGAATAGGGGAAGTAAACAAGCAGGTTTACGGCTTACAGAGTTACATCAAAACGCATTGCCCGGTATCGCAGCCGCGGCAGTAAAAAAAATTTCCTCTGCGTGAAATTCGACAAGTGACTTTCTGCTTAATAGCCCCTGTGCGGGGCTTTTCGTGCTTGCAGTACAGCGCACCCCACGCGCTTTAGTAACCCGAGCCTTTCAGAAAGTTGAGCCTGAGAATTGCCGTAAAGGTGGCGACCTCTCGGGGCGGCTTTTCTGTGGGACAGGCTCAATTTTCTAAAATGAAAACGTAATGAGTCAGATGATTGCCTTCGAACGTTCGGTAGCAATGAGCAGCCTGGACTTTCTGAACAGCATTATTAACCCATCGCGTATTGAGGCAGGCGAGAAGCCAGTAAGGCCGTCCGACTTCCACGCCCGCGTCAATGACGAGATTGATGAGAAATTAAACTACGAAAATTTCGTAGTTGGGAGAACGGGCCATAAGACGCATTACACCATGCTGAATATGGAGCAGATGACACTGGTCGGCATGAGGGAATCCAAAGCCGTCCGTCGATCCGTGCTGGCGAAGCTGAAGGTTATGCACGGCCCGCAAATTCCCCAAACGCTGCCGGAAGCGCTGCGCCTGGCTGCTGACCTTGCGGAGAAGAAAGCAGAGCTGGAAAGCCAGCTTGCGATTGCCGCGCCTAAGGCTGAGTTTGTTGATAGTTACGTTAAGGCGTCTGGAACGTTCACCTTCCGGCAGGCGGCGAAACTTTTCAAGGTGAAAGAAACTGACTTCCGCATGTTTCTACAGGATAGGGGCATCATGTACCGGCTCGCTGGCAAAATGACTCCTTATCATCAGCATCTCGCCGCTGGCCGGTTCGCGATGAAAACCGGGAAGAATAAGCGCAACGGCCACGCTTTCACCCAAGCTGTATTCACCCCTAAGGGGATTCAGTGGGTTGCCGGTCTGCTTACGGCGGAAAAGCTTAACCGCGATACCGCTGCTTAAGCGCTGCTTTTCCTGCCGTATGGTTGACGAGAACGTCAGTAAGTGCCTGATTGCAAAGTTAAAAAAACCGGTGTAGTCTATATTGTGTACAATAATACGAGGCTAAACTGTGGAAAGACTAATCGTAACTATCGAAGGCAGCACTGCGGGGCCACTGGAAGCGATAAGAACCTTTGAGGGTGAAGCGCCATCAGAGTTTCTGGCAATCGAGGGTAAAGATGTTCTACAGCTCGTTTTTCGGGATCTCGACGGCGCTGTCACCGTGGAAGTTTGTTCGCGAAACGAGTCTATAGGGATCTACACCCTTGTAACTGGAAGTGACAATAAGATAGTCCTGGCGAAAGGAGATGCTGAAAGCGTCCAGAGGCAACTAAGCCTAAAGTGCCAGAAACATTAAAGCCGCCTACGGGCGGTTTTTTATTGTGAGAAATAAATGGATATGACATTCATGTTGGCCGCTTACAGTGCCGCAGGCGTAACGCTGCTGCTTATCGCTGGTGGCTGGGTGACAGTTCGCGAGTATTTCAAGCGTAAGGCCGCAGAGAAACAGGCAGAGATTGATGCGCTGGTGGAACAGCGTCTTGCAGAAAAGCAGGGCCAGAGCCAAAGCGCCAATTAAAAAAGCGATTACCCCAGCGGGCTGTGGGGCTAATAACACCCGCAGCATAAGCGCCGGTTGGCTCCCGGCCTAATCCTTGCCGGTGGCTTATGCGGACAGCCGGAAAGACGGCATGTATTACAGAGGCTCTTTGCGCGCCGAAGGAATTAATAGTTTTATCAATGTGACAGAAAACTTTTACTCTGAGTTGCCAGAATCAATCCTATTTCCATTTACCTTACGTCCATACTGAAATTTTTCATGAAAAGTTCTATCTGATGTAACCATAACAGCAGGGTTATTAAAGTTAAGGTGATTGAATTGGTCAGCAGTTATATCGATGATGTAATTTTCGTATTCAAGCCACATATGATTGTACCTTGTTATTTCATGAGCAGGATACAGATCACCCGAACACAGATCTGCATCGATTCCAAACTTCCTTTTTAGAACCTTTTTTAATTCTACTGAGGCATCACCGCACCATCCAGTTGGAAATCTTTTACCCCTAATGCTTTGATCTTCTTCAAAATTTTTCCTTACCTCTTTGCAGGCAAGCAATATGTCATTCTGATCTGGAATAATCATTTTTAAACTATAAATTTCTGTTGGTTATTAATTGAATATTAAACCATAGGTAATTACGTAAGAATATGGCACTCACCGACAAACAAGAAATGTTCTGTCGCGAGTACCTCATCGACTTAAACGCCACACAGGCGGCGATTCGGGCGGGGTACAGCGTCAAAACGGCTAACCGCACCGCCTCCGAAAACCTGTCAAAACCTGACATCCAGAACAGAATCGCCGAACTCAAGAATAAGCGCAACGAGGACGTGGGTATAAATGCTGCTTATGTGCTCCAGCGCCTGGTTGAGATTGACCAGATGGACGTGGCCGACATTCTCAATGATGACGGATCGTTAAAGGCTGTTAGCCAGTGGCCTAAATGCTGGCGCATCACGCTACAGGGCATCGACCTGGCTTCGACTATTCGCAACTTTGACGAGGAAACCGAAGAGACGATCCTCAAAAAGATTAAATGGCCGGACAAAGTTAAGAACTTGGAGCTACTCGGCAAACATGTAGACGTGCAGGCGTTCCGCGAACAGGTGAAAACCAATCACACCGTTGATTCACTTTCCGACCTGATGGATGAGCTCTCAGGGGGTGCCTGATGGCGCTTAGACCTGAACACCTCGCCCGGCTAAGGGATAAATTCTGGCGGCTTAACCACCTGTACTGGATCACCGATAAACGCGGGAAGCCGGTACGTTTCAAGATGACCCCCGAACAGCTGGCCTACTTCGAGGGGATGCATACACGAAACATCATCCTGAAGGCGCGCCAGCTCGGCTTTACAACGCTGGTGTGCATTATCCAGCTCGATGCCGCGCTGTTTGAGGGGGCAAAGTGTGCGCTTATCGCTCACACCCTCAACGACGCAAAACGACTATTCCGCGAGAAAATCAAATATGCCTATGATCGACTGCCTGAGGAAATCCGGGCGGCTAATCCTGCGTCTAATGATGCCGCTGGTGAGCTGGTTTTTAAGAAGGGCGGCTCGCTCTACGTTTCGACGTCTTTTCGTGGCGGCACGCTGCGCTATCTTCACGTTTCCGAGTTCGGGAAGATCTGCGCAAAGTACCCGGACAAGGCGCGCGAAATTGTCACGGGTGCTTTTGAGGCTGTTTCAACTGACTGTTTCACGACGATTGAAAGCACAGCAGAAGGCCGCGCGGGCTATTTCTTCGATTATTGCCAGACTGCGGAAAAAGCGGCGCTATCTGGTGCGACCCTCTCTCAACTAAGCTGGAAATTCTTCTTTTTCAGCTGGTGGATGAACCCCCAGTATGCAATCGACCCCGTAGAGCCGCTACCGCAGCGCCTGCGCGATTATTTCGATGAGCTGGAGGCGAAGCACCGCCTTACGCTCAACGACCGCCAGAAAGCCTGGTATCAGGCCAAAGAAATCACCCTCGGCGACGACATGAAACGGGAATACCCGTCGATCCCCGCCGAGGCGTTCCAGCAGTCCGTGGAAGGCGCGTATTACGCGAAACAGTTCGCCATCCTCTACGCACAACGCCGCATCGGCCAGTTACCTGACAACGACCACCAGCCCGTTTACACGTTCTGGGATATCGGCGTCGGCGACTCAACGGCTATCTGGTTTGTGCGCGTGGTGGGTAATGAATTCCACATCATCGACTACTACGAGAACAGCGGCGAAGGGCTTCGCCACTACATGAAGATCCTCAAGGAAAAGGGCTACACCTACGCCGAACACTGGGCGCCCCACGATATCGACAACCGCGAGTTTGCGAACGATGGCAAATCCCGTCGCCAGCTTGCGCGCGAGGGCTACGAGGTGGACGGCGAAATCTATTCCATCTCGTTCAGTGTGGTGCCGAAGCTCGGCGTGGCCGAGGGGATCGAGCTGGTGCGCGAAATCCTGCCCCGCTGCGCCTTTGACAGCGTGAAATGCGAGGAAGGGATAAGCCACCTGGAAGCCTACCGCAAAGAGTGGGATGCCAAACGCGGCTGCTGGAAAGACAACCCTTTGCACGACTTCACTTCGCACGCTTCGGACGGTTTCCGCTACTTCGCCGTAGCGATGAGCCGCATCAAGCCCGCGACGGATATCAACATAGGAATTGGGTACTGATGGCAGACCTGAACATAGATTTTCATCACCCCGCCTGGTCAGAGTTCGCCGACGAGTGGCAGCTGGTGGCCGACTGCGTGGACGGTGAGCGCGCCATTAAGCGCAAAGGTAAGCGCCGCATGGTTTACCTTCCGCATCCCTCCAGCGACTGGCAGAAAAGCGATCCCCAGTGCATCCGTTACGATGCCTACGTGAAGCGCGCGCCGTTCCTGAATGCCACCGGGCGCACCTTGCAGGGGCTGCTGGGCATCGCGTTTGCCAAACCCTTAAAGATTGAGCTGACCGGCGCGCTGGAGGTGCTGGCGGGAGACGTTGACGGCCAGGGCTTATCACTCGATCAGCTTGCACGTGATGCCGTATCGCAAAACCTTCAGAAAGGCCGGGCCGGTATCCTGACCGACTACACCGGCAGCGGCGAGCAACCGCTGGCACGCACCGGGCGCCCGCTGCTGAAACTCTACAAAGCCGCGCAGATCATCAACTGGCGCGTGACCAACGGCAAAACCTCTCTTGTCGTGCTGAAAGAGTGGGAAGCCGTGGATCTGCCTGACGAGTTCCGGCTTGAGCTACGCCTTAAGTGGACAGAGCTTCGCCTGGTTGATGGCAAGGCCCATGTGCGCATCTGGAAACAATCCGCTGAGGAAGGCGTGAAGTCCACCAGCCTGTCACCGATTCTCGACAAGGCGGGCAAATCGCTAACCGATCTGCCGTGGTCATGGATTGGCGCGGCCAATAACGACCACACGCCGGACGTTCCCCCGCTGGCGGATATCGCCTCGATGAACGTCAAGCACTACCAGGCCGAAGCGGATATCGCCGAGATTGCCCACCTGTGCGGCAACCCGACGCCCACCGTTTCCGGGCTCACTGAGCCCTGGGCGGATAAATACCTGAAAGAAGGGATTCGCATCGGCTCCACTACCGGCGTGCTTCTGCCTGCTGGCGGAACACTCGATATCGTCCAGGCCGAAGATCGCAACCTGCCGATTGTCGTCGCTGAACGTCGCGAGAAACAGATGGCGATGCTCGGCGCGAAGCTGGTGGAGCGCGGCACTGCTGCCAGGACGGCCACGCAGGCCGCCGATGAGGCGCAGACCGATAACTCTATCCTGTCTCTCTGCGTGGGGAACGTGGAAGCCGCCATAAATCGCGCGCTCGCGTTCGCTGCGGCCTTTGCTGGCGGTAGCGGTACGATTGCCATCAATAAGCGCTACGAAGTCGCACAGCTCGATTCTCAGGCCATTACAGCCCTGCTGGCTGCGGTGCAGTCCGGGAAAATGCTGCTTGTGGATTTCATCCGCTACATGCAGTCAATCGGCCTTGTCGATCCGACGGTGAGCCCGGAGGAAGTGGAAACCGCCCTGAGAGAGCAGAACGACCTTACCGGGAGCCTGAACGATGGCGGCGACGATTAACGACCAGCTGCGCGATGAGGCGATCAGCCACGCACTCTACGTGGCGCGCTACGGCAACGGCGCTGCCCGCAAGATGATCCGGCTACTCAACGAGGCCGACGCGATGCTTTCCGCCGAGCTGCTGAACGTCCTGGAGGGCGTGGACGCGGCAACTTGGAGCGAGCGCCGTCTGGCCTCCCTGCTGGCGTCTGTGCGCCGTCTTAACCAGAAGGCATATAAACCCGTCACCGAAGCGCTGAAAGGCGAGCTGGCGGCGTTTGCGGAGCATGAGGCGGGCTATCAGTTTGACCTGTTTAACCAGCTACTGCCGGAAGCGGTGTTAAACCACGTCGAACTACAGGCCATCACACCCGATCAGGTGTATGCCGCTGCCGTCTCGCGACCGTTTCAGGGGCGGCTACTGTCCGAATGGGCCACGAAACTGGAAGCCGACCGGCTGACCAAAATCACCAACGCGGTGCGCATGGGTTACCTGCTTGGCGAAACCACCGAGACGATTACCCGGCGCGTTGTCGGCACCAGAGCGGCCAACCGTGAGGACGGGGCGATTCAGGAGAACCGGCGCAACCTGGCGGCAGTGACCCGAACGGCCATAGCCCACGTTGCCAGCACCGCCCGGCAATCGTTCGCCAGCGCGAACAGCGACATGGTGAAGGGAAAACAGTGGCTTTCGACGCTCGACACGCGCACAACCACGATCTGCATTGTTCGTGACCGGCTTAAATACACGCTGGACGGGAAGCCAATCGGCCATAACGTGCCATACCTGCGCGGGCCGGGCAGGGCGCATTTCTGCTGCCGCTCAACCGAGACGCTGATCCTCAAATCCTGGCGGGAGCTGGGGATCGATGCCGACGAGCTGGACGCAGGCACCCGCGCCAGCATGGACGGGCAGACACCCGGAGACACCACCTATTCAGATTGGCTACAGCGCCAGCCTTACAACCGGCAAAAGGCCGTGCTGGGTAAGGAGCGCGCCGACCTGCTGAGGGCCGGGAAACTTAAGGTGCCGGACTTCTTTAACGACCGGGGGGAATTTCTCACCCTCGATCAGCTGCGACGGCTTGAGCCGCGCGCTTTCGACTAATCCCCAGGGGCTGCCAGCGGCGGCCCTTTTTCTTTCCTGCGGCCAGAGGCCGCGACCATCTCGACGGAGTTGATGATGTTCAAATTCAAGATTGATAAAGCCGCGTTTTCCGCACTGCCGGACGAACACAAAGCCATGTATCAGGAAGCCGGAGACGGTTACCAGCTGGCTATTGAGGGGCTGCCTGACGTGTCGGGCCTGGAGGCCAAAGTAAACGAGCTGCTGGGCGAGAAAAAGGCCGAGAAGGCCAAGCGTGAAGCCGCCGAGAAGGCAGCGCGCGAAGCGGCAGAGGAAAAGGCCCGCAAAGAGGGCGACGTGACCGCCATCGAAAACAGCTGGAAACAGAAGCTGACCGACACCGAAGCGCGCTATCAGAGCCAGATCGAGAGCCTGAACGGCTCGCTGAATACGTTGCTGGTGGACAACGTGGCGCAGAGCCTCGCAACCAAATTAGCGGGCGAAGCCGCGCCGGTCATGCTGCCGCATATCAGGAGCCGCCTGGCAGTGGAAATGCAGGACGGCAAGCCGGTTACCCGCGTGCTTGATGCCAGCGGTAAGCCTTCGGCGCTGACCGTTGACGAGCTGGGCGCGGAGTTCAGCGGCAACAAAGCCTTTGCGGGCGTGATCATCGGATCAAAAGCAAGCGGCACCGGCGGCGCGGGTGACCCTTCGAAACCTGCCAGCGGCGCTGACGGGCTGGGCGGCAACGACCTTGTGAGCGAAGCCGCGAAAATTATTAAAAATATGGGAAATGAATAATGACTCTTAACGTATTCCAGGCACAAGTATCTACCGCGGCGACCGAACTGGTGGCCCAGCAAGTACAGCGATTCAACGCGGCTTCAGGCGGCGCGCTGGTGATGGGCTCTGGCGATCACATCGGTGATTACATCGAGCGCACCAGCTGGCAGCTTATCGGCGGTATGGCGCAGCGCCGTAACGCCTACAAAGACGGTGACCTGACCCCTCAGGAGCTGGGCCAGATTCTGGATCGCATGGTGAAAGTTGATGGCCGTATTGGCCCGATTTCGATCACGCCAACCATGATGAAGCGCCTCGGTAAAAACGTAGATGAAGCGTCCTCTGTCGTGGCTGCGCAGGCTACCGAAGCCATGCTTCAGGACTACCTCAACGCGACGTGTGGCGCGCTGCTGGCGGCCATCAAAGGTAACAGCAACATGGTTACCAACCTTTCCACCGCTGAAGGCGTGAAACCATCACTGGCGGGCCTGAACAAAGGCGCACGCCCGATGGGTGATGCCTTCTCGCGTCTGGTGGCGTGGGTGATGGATGGCGCGACCTATAACGATTTCATCGACGAGTCGCTGACCAACGCCAACCGCCTTTTCCAGATCGGCAACGTGAACATCATGCAGGACGGGCTGGGCCGCCGCTTCGTGATCTCCGATATCCCGGCACTGGCTGAGGGTGATCTTCAGCACGTTCTCGGTCTGACCGCTGGCGCTGCTGCGGTGCAGACTTCCCCGCTCAGCATGGCGGCGCAGCCGGTACTGGGCAAAGAGAACCTCAAAGCGCTGATGCAGGGCGAATACGACTACACCGTCGGCCTCAAGGGTTATCAGTGGGCCGATAGTGCCATCAAGTCGCCGACCGATGAGCAGCTGACCACCTCCAAAAACTGGAAGAAAGTACGCACCAGCGACAAAGACACCGCTGGCGTGCTGGTCACATTCGGGAAAACCGCCCCGGCAAAGTAAAAACCGTAACTGTGAACGGCCCGGCGGGGGTGAATGTGGGGGAAACCATCACGTTAACCGCTGCCGTTGAGCCTGCCGACGCCGAAAGCTACACCCTCGCATGGTCTGTTGACGATGAAGCTGTCGCGACCATCGATCCGAAAACCGGGGTAATGGAGGGTGTGGCCGCTGGCACCGCCGCCGCTGTCTGTACCGCGCAGAACAGCGACGGCAGCAAGGTAGCCAGCGAGGCGCACGCAGTTACGGTTTCAGCACCAGAGTAACGCTTAAGGGGCTTCGGCCCCTTTTTTCATGGAGATCCCCATGATCGATAACGACCCGACTTCCCCGACGTTTAACAGCTATGGCGACGTGGCGGGCCTGCTGGATTTTGCTTCTTCCCGTGGTTATGACGTGCCGGAGGAATCGGCGGAAATGCTGCTGTTTCAGGCGCTCGACTATCTGAACATCCAGCCGTGGACAGGAAAGCCAACGAAACCGGCCCAGCCGCTGCCGTGGCCGCGTGCAGGCGTAACGGTAGGGGGTGAGCCTTTCCCCGACGATGAAATCCCGCAGGCGCTTATTCAGGCGCAATACCGGCTCGCTGTTTCGGCGCAGGAAATCGACCTGATGCCGGGCTTTGGCGGCGCGCAGGCGCTGGAAGAAGCGGTGAGTGGCGCAGTCTCCATCAAATACAGCGAGCAGACGCTGGGAGCCGGGGTTTATTTCCCCTGGTTGCGCCCGCTGCTGGGGGAACTGCTGGGCGCCGGGGCGTCGTCCGTTAACTTTCGCGTGATGAGGGATTGAGCCATGCCGATCAGTTATCCGCGAATGAGGGCGACGGCTAAAAAGCTACTGAGCTGCAACGGCACCACCTGGAAGATCACCCGGCCCGGAGGGGTTGAAGTGATCGCCGGGGTGGAACACGTCCGGCCAGAAACCCGCTTTGATGCCGTCGGCGTTCGCAGTGATTACCAGCCCGCAGAGGTGGACGGCACCCTAATCATCGGCGGCGACGTGCGGATCGTGTTTACCGCCGATCAGGAGCTGCTGGTGGGCGATCTGGTGGATATCGACGGCACGCAATACCGCATCGTTAAGCCGAACCCGGTTAAGCCTGCCGATCTGCTGATCTGCTACCGCGCGCAACTGAGGGCATGACATGAGCGAAAACGCCGCCTTTATGGCCTCCATAAACGCATTTGTGGACAGGGCGAAAGCCAACCAGGAAACAGTGGTGCGTGCGGCCAGCCTGCGCATTCTGGCGCGCCTGGTGCAGATGTCACCCGTTGATACCGGGCGCTTTCGCGGTAACTGGCTGGTGGGCTTTAACAACGCGCCGGACGGCACGCTTGCAACGGTCGATAAGACCGGCACCGAAACGATAGCCCGCGGCTCGCTGGTGATCGAGCGGTTTAAGGTGGGCATGACGTCGGTTTACTTTACCAACAACCTGCCCTACGCCTACGCGCTGGAAATGGGCCATTCACAGCAGGCACCGGGCGGCATGGTACGCATCACCGCCGCTGAGTTTCAGCGCTTCTTTGATGCCGCAGCGCGGGAGGTGCGAACGTGATCCCCGATATCGGCGCGGCCATGAATGCCCGGCTGGGCGCATGGGCCGACGGCCAGAAAATCCCGCTTTTCATCGAGAACTGCCCCGGCGACAAGCCCGCAGGCATTTTCCTGGAATCGTTCGATATGCCCGCCACGCCGCAGACGCTCGATCTCGGCCTGACCTGCCACGTTTACCCCGGCATTTTTCAGGTGAATGTTGTTGTGCCGGTCGGCAGCGGAACGAGTGTCGGTCGAGCGCTGGCGCGCCAGGTGGCGGCCCTGTTCCCGGAGGGGCAGAGCGTGCAGGGCGACGGCTTCGCCTGCTGGGTAAGCGCTCAGCCCGCTATCTATGCGGGCGTGCTGAACCCACGAAACACCCGCTACTCAATCCCGGTAAGCATCCCTTACCGCGCTGACATTTCCAGCTAACCCGGCACCCGCCGGGTTTTTTATATCCATTTTCACAAGGAGGCCAGAATGGGCTTTCAACTTCCTAACGGCTCGACCATTCAGGTGGGCTCTGAGTTCGGCGATGAAATCAAAGTCACCGCCGTTTCTAACGCCAAAGGCGCGGTTTTCACCTGCGCAGAGGGCCACGGCCTGAAAACCGGCGACGAGGTGCTGATCACGTCCGGCTGGCCGCTGATTAACTACCTGGCGGCGCGCGTCTCTGACGTTACGGAAAATGACGTAACGATCGGCATCATCGATTCCTCTGATGAAAACTTTTTCCCGAAAGGGAACGGCGTCGGCTCGCTGCGCAAAATCACCGCCTGGACGCTGATCCCGCAGATTACCGAGCTTTCACAGTCCGGCGGCGATCAGCAGTACATCCAGATCCAGTTTCTGGAGGATGACCGCCAGCGCAACCTTGCGACCTACAAGGCCGCGAAAACGCAGACCATCACCCTGGCGCATGACTCCAGCCTCCCGATCTATGAGGTGCTGAAAAAGGCCGACCGCCGCGGCGATACGCTGCCGCTGAAAATGTACGTGCCGAAAGCCACCGAAACCCGCTACTGGAGCGGCACCCCGTCGTTTGACCCGCAGCCGCAGACCGCCGTTAACACCGTTGAGACGGTGCAGGTTTCGTTTGCCGTTAAGTCGATGGACATGGCGTTTTACAAGGATCAGGACGCCAGCGCCCCTAAGCCGTGATCCCGGCGCTTAACTGCGCCCCGCAAGCAATCTCCCTTTAACCCGCGAAATACAGCCGCCCTGGCAACGGGGCGCTAAGGAATCCGATATGTCCACTAAATTTGCATTACACCCGAACCCGACCTTTAAAGCCGACGTGAAGATCCCGCGTGCCGGTGATGATGATGGCGTGCTGACCTTCACGTTTAAACACTACCCGCTCGATCAGCTGGCGCAGCTGGAAAATATCGATGAAAAGAACGCCATCGACTTTTTAACCGATATCACCACCGCCTGGGCGCTGCCTGACGAGTTCAGCCGCGAGAATCTGGAAACGCTCCTGAATAACTACCCCGGCGCGCTGAAGGCCATCACAGAAACCTACTATCGCGAACTGCTGGGCAACCGCGAAAAAAACTAATCCGGGCTGCCTCCGCGTTCTATACGCCTGACCCGACCGCCGAAGAACTGGCCGCCTTTGGCCTGACGGCGGACGACTTCGACGACGAAGTGATCGAGGTGTGGCCCGACTGCTGGGATGCGTTCTGTATCTTCCAGGCGTGCGCCACGCAGTGGCGGGCCGGGGCGAGCGGCGCAACCGGTCTTGATTACAACGTCCTGCCCTGGCTGATGAAGTTACATGGCGTAGAGGACGAGGCGGCAGCCCTGCGGGATATCCGCGTAATGGAGCGCGCCGCACTGAACACGATTTATAAAGATCAGGGGGCGGAATGAGTGATATCGCCACAATTTCCCTTCGCGTAAACACCACCGATCTGGATCGAGGAAACCGGGCGTTAGCTGACTTCCAGCAGGCGGCCGGCAGCGCCGCGAAGGGTGCCGACGACCTTAATTCTAGTTTCCGGGCTGGTGCCGAGAGCCAGAAAAAAAGCTCTGCAAGCCTGCGCGAGCAAAAGCAGGAGTTACAGGCGCTGCTGAATAAAATCAGCCCGGTAAACAAGGCGCTCGATGAGCTGGACACCATCCAGCAGAATCTCGCCAGCTTTCGCGGCAAATCTCTGGTAAGCCTTGAGCAGTACGAGCGCTACAACGAGATTTTAGAGACCACGCGCACCAGATTACTGGAAACGCAGGACGCGGAAACGGCAGAAGGGCGGGCGCGACTGGAGCAGGCCAGGGCGGCGCAGCGTGCCGCGGCAACGGCACAATCCTTTGTATCTTCGTTAGAGGATCAGGTAAACGCCATCGGTAAAACCCGGATCGAACTGCTGGAGCTGAAAGCGGCACAACTGGGCGTAGCCCAGCAGACGGCGCCGCTTATCGCCAGGCTGCGCGAACAGGACGAGGCCTGGAAGAAAGGCGGCATTAGCGCGGGCCAGTATCAGCAGGCTATGCGCATGTTGCCCATGCAGATCACCGACGTGGTGACGTCTCTCGCATCGGGAATGCCGGTCTGGATGGTGGCTATTCAGCAGGGCGGCCAGATCAAGGATTCTTTCGGGGGTATTGCCGGAGCGCTGCGGGCGCTCATGACGTTCGTCACGCCGCTAAACGTGGCTATCGGCACCGCTGCGGCAGTATTCGGCACGCTTGCCTATAGCGTACTCAAGGCGAATGATGAATTCGTTAAGATCCGCGAAAGCATTGAAAAAACGACGGGGCTTAGTGGTGACTTTTCCGACAAGGTAGCCTTAAGCGTTCAACATCTGGCCGACGTATCCGGCCAAAGTGCTGACGATGTTGCAAAGGCATACATCACCACCAAAGACAGCGCCAGCGACGCTATCGACAAGTTGATCGATGTGGGGATGAACTATGAGCAGGCTGCGGCGAGAGTTAAAGAATACAAGGATGCATCAAATTTCACCGCGCTGAACAACATCATCGCCGACCACCAGCAGAAAGTAGCCGCCCTCGGCGATACCTGGCTGGATGTTGCCGCTAAAAAAGCTAAAGGGCTGGCGATTGGCACGCTGGCATTCTCCACTGGTGCAATGTCAGATATTCAGATGCGCCAGGATGAGATTAAAGGGGAAAGCGTTCGGCAGCGCGCTCTGCAAACGCAAAAGGACATGGAGGAAGTCCTCAAGGCGAGCAGCAAGCACGTCAAGGCGGTTACAGATGAAACGGAAAAGCAATTCTATTCGACCAACCGGATAGCCAATGCGCAGCGCGAGCTGAACCAGTTACTAGAAAACCAGAAAACACTGGCGGGAACCGGCAACGAGGCGGCGCAGAAACAGGCGCAATATCTCATAGACCAGAAGCGAAAAGAGATTAAGCAGCTTCAGGATCTGGAGAACAAAAAAGGCAAGCCGAAGGGAAGCGGCACTATTGAGCGTTCATCCGATAATGCCCAGCGCGACCTGCTGGCGCTGCAAGCCGAGCTGGACGTGTTGCAAAAGCACCGCCAGGCGAATGACGTTATCAGCCAGCAGCGGCGAAACCTTTGGAAAACTGAATCTGAAATCGCCATTTTGACCAAAAAGGCGCAGGAGGAAGGATTAAGCCAGCAGGAGCAGATCACTCTTGCGGCTGACAAGCAAACACTGGCCTATCGCCAGCAACTGGCAGCCCTGGGCGACAAGGTGGAACAGCAGAAGAAGCTTAACCAGCTTGAGCAGCAGGCGACCAGATTTGCCGAACAGCAGGCAGCAAAGCGCGCTGAAATTCAGTCCAAAATGGATGGGAAGTCGAGCCGGGAAGCCGAGCGTGACGCCGAACGCGACCGCATCAATACAACCTATGCTGCAAACCCCGAGGCGCGCAACCGGGCGATACAAGAGCTGGAGGCCACCTATCAGAAAGAGAACAAGCTACGCGATGACTGGAGAGCTGGTGCAAAGGTGGCGTGGGCTGACTATGAAGACAGCGCAACTAACACCTTCCAGCAGGTTTACGATTTCAGCCAGAACACCTTTACCGGAATGACCAGCTTCCTGGTAGACTTCGTTACCACTGGGAAAGCCAGCTTTAATGATTTTCTGTCTGATGTGCTGAAAGGGCTTGCGCAAATGCTCGTTAAGATGGCTGAAGTACAGGCCATGAAATCAGCAATGGGCGCTTTAAAGGGAACGGCAATAGGTGACTTTTTCGGTTTTGCCACTGGAGGCTATACCGGCCCCGGCGGCAAGTACGAGCCAAAGGGGATTGTCCACGGCGGCGAATTTGTATTTACGAAAGAAGCCACTGAACGAATTGGCGTTAACAACCTTTACGCCATGATGAACGGGGCGCCGGGATATTCTGATGGCGGTTACGTTGGCAAGGCTCCGCGCGCCGGGTTGACTGGCGGATCTGGCTCGGTAACTGTTCAAACTTCCGTTACGGTTAACCAGAGCGGTGGCAGCGACGACCAAAAACAGCAGAGCCAAAACTCGGCGGCTGTTCAGCGTGCTTATCAGCAAACCATCAACGAATCCATCCGCGCAGGGATCATGAGAGAGACGCGGCCAGGCGGCATTATCTGGAACGCAACAAAAGCCCGATAAATTGACCGTCCGCAAAGTGTTGGGCCAGTGCCGCGCTAGGCTTTTCGGTTGCACAAATTAAAACCAATGATACCGGGAGGAACGATGAAAAAGATTGGATGCGCCGTTTTGGCCGTTGGCCTGATTTGGGCCGTTATTGCCTTAAACATGGATGTTACCGTGCTTACCGAAAGCGGGAGAAGGGTTAATAATCTGGGGCTTATCGCCTCGCGGCAAAATCATATCTTCATCGGTGCCTTTATAGTGCTTTGCGGCTTGCTAATGATCTTGTTTGGCAAGGGTGAAAGTGAAAAGCAGGTTAAATGCCCGTTTTGTGCCGAGCCAATCAGCCCAGAAGCCCGCAAATGCAAACACTGCGGAAGTGCGGTTGAGCCTGCAAGTGTGGCAGCGCCGGAGCGCGAGCGGGTCGGGGCTGACTTCGTGATCGGCGAAGGGGAAGCCGCTGAACTGAACCGCGCCGCCGTTAAGGCTTTGGCCGCGTCCTATGTTGCCCGGATGCCTCGCCAGCAGGCAAGCGTGATTATGGCAAGCAACGAGCAGGAAATTAACCAGCTTCGCGCCGGGATGCCGCAACTTTGCGCCGAACGGTTTGATGCCGCGCTGGAAAGCGAGCTAACGGCGCTACAGCACGTATGGGGCGCGGCGAAACCCTGAAATACATTATTGACCATCAGACCCGCCCACCGTGGCGGGTTTTTTATTGCCCGGAGGAAACCGGATGGCAATCGAAACCTTTAGCTGGCCGACGCAGATCCAGGCAGGTATGCAGGGCGAATACACAACAACCGTTCGCCGCGCGAAATTCGGCGATGGTTACGAGCAGGTGGCCGCCGATGGCATCAACCCGGAGTTTCAGAGCTGGCCGGTCGAGATGAGCGGCATAAATGGCGAGATGCTGGCCGTGCTGGCCTTTGTGCGACGACACGTCGCCAAATCCTTCATCTGGACGGCGCCGAACGGTGAAACGAGCCTATGGCGCGTCGACCCTGAATCAATCCGCTCGGCCCCGCTCTCCCGTAACGTGATGACCATCAACGCCACATTTAAGCAGGCTTGCGCACCATGACTACCACCAACCGCCCCGTAAAACTTTATCGTGATTATCAGCAGCTGGAGCCCGGCAACACGATCCGGCTGTTTGAGGTGAGCGGCGAGTCTTTCGACATGCCCGACGTGCTGCGCTTCCACTCCTACAACCTGCCGCACACTCCCGAGGAAATCGCCGCTGCGGGTGGCGACGAAAACAAGCTACCGGCCAAATCAATCTGGTGGCAGGGCGAAGAATATTCCGCCTGGCCGTGCCAGATTGAAGGCATTGAGGCATCAACCGACGGCACCTGCGCACAGCCAAAGCTCACCGTCGCAAACCTGGACACCTCGATCACCGCGCTTTGTCTCGCGTATGACGACCTGTTTAAGGCGAAAGTGATAATCAGGGAAACCCTGGTGCAGTACCTCGATGCGCGTAACTTCCCCGATGGCAACACGACGGCAGACCCGACCCAGGAGATCCGGCGCGTTTACTACATCAACGGCAAATCCAGCGAAACGAACGAGGCCGTGGAGTTTGTCCTCTCCAGTCCAATGGATCTGGAGGGGTTACAGCTGCCGCGCCGCCAGCTGCATTCCCTGTGTACCTGGTGCATTAACGGCAAATACCGCAGCGGCGACGGCTGTTCCTACGCTGGCACGCGCTATTTCGACCGCCTGAATAACCCCGTGGACGATCCGGCTCTGGACGTCTGCAACGGCACGCTGACGGCCTGCAAGCTGCGATTCGGTGAGGCGCAGCCGCTCGACTTCGGCGGATTCCCCGGCACCAGTCTTATCAGGAGCTAAACGTGGATGAAAAACTGATTCAGGAGATTAAAGCGCACGCGGCGCAGACCTACCCGCAGGAGTGCTGCGGTCTTGTCATCCTGCAGGACGGCCAGCCGCGTTATATCCCCTGCAGAAACACAGCCACCGACCCGGCGGAGCATTTCCGCATCGCGCCGGAGGACTACGCCCGCGCTGAAGATCAGGGCGACGTGGTGGGCATCGTTCACAGCCACCCTGACGCCACCAGCCAGCCGAGCGAGCTGGATAAGGCGCAGTGCGACGTTACAGAGCTGCCCTGGCATATCGTGAGCTGGCCGGAGGGTGATTTACGCACCATTTACCCGCGCGGCGAGCTGCCGCTGATTGGCCGCCCGTTTGTGCTGGGCGTCTATGACTGCTGGGGGCTGATCATGAGCTATTTCCGGCAGGAGCACGGGATCGAGCTGCGCGACTACCGCGTCGATTATCACTGGTGGGAAGCCGGACACACTGAAAATTTTTATCAGGATTGCTGGTATGAATGCGGCTTTCGGGAGTTCGACGGGCCGCCACGGCCGGGCGACATGGTGATCATGCAGGTAAGCGCACCGCGCTGGAACCACGCCGGGATTTTGCTGGAGGGCAACATGCTGTTGCACCACCTGTACGGCCACCAGTCGGGGCGCACGCCTTACGGGGGCTACTGGCGTGAACGAACCATGAAGATTGTGCGCCACAAGGATCTGACGGGGGAGGCATGACGCAGACATTAACGAAAATCGAGCTGGGCGGCGCTCTGGCGCGACAATTTGGCAAAACCCACCTCCGGGCCGTCAAAAGCACGGCGGAGGCCGTGAGGGCGCTCTGTTGCACGATCCCTGGCTTCGAGAAGTTCCTGAACACCAGCAAACAGCGCGGGCTGGCTTACCACGTATTCCGGGGCAAGAAAAACCTCGGCGTGGATGAGCTGGGCTTTCCTGTTACCGGCGATGTGATCCGCATCGTTCCCGTGGTTATCGGCAGCAAACGGGCGGGCATCGGCCAGACGATTTTAGGGGCGGTGCTGGTAGTGGTGGGGGCGGTGATCACTTATTTCGGCGGCGGTGCGGTAGGCGTTCCCATGATGAAAATGGGCGCGGCCGTCATGCTGGGCGGTGTTATCCAGATGCTTTCCCCCCAGGTGCCGGGCCTTGCCAGCAAGCAGGATGCCGACAATCGCGCGTCTTACGCCTTCGGCGGCGTGACCAATACCGCCTCCCAGGGCTACCCGGTGCCGCTTCTCTATGGCAAACGCCGGATCGGCGGGGCGGTGATATCGGCGGGCATCTATGCCGAAGATCAGCAGTAAGTTAAACCAGATAACAGGCCGCCTGCGGGCGGCTTTTTTGTGGGCGCAATATGACAGAAAAAGCGATTCATGGCGCGAAAGGTGGCGGCGGCAAGCAGCACACCCCGAAAGAGCAGGACGACAACCTGCTTTCCGTCGCCAAAGCCAAAGTGCTGGTGGCGCTGGGTGAAGGGGAGTTCGACGGCCAGCTTGATGGCAAGTCTATCTTCCTGGACGGCACGCCGCTGGTTAACCCTGACGGGAGCGAGAATTACCCCGGCATAAAATGGGAGTTTCGCCCCGGCACGCAGGCCCAGGAATACATCCAGGGCATTCCCGGCGCCGAAAACGAATTCCCGCTTTCCAATATGCAGATCACCACGGAAAAGGGCTGGACGCGAACCTTTGACGATTCCACGCTTTCCGCCGTTCGCCTGCGCATCAAATGGCCGCAACTGTTTCAGCAGAAAGATAACGGCGACATGGTGGGCTACACGCTGCAATACGTCATTGAAATGCAGGTTGACGGCGGCAACTGGAAAGAGGTGCTGAAAACAGCCGTATCCGGCAAAACCACCAGCGGCTACGAGCGAAGCCACCGCATTGATTTACCCGCCGGTAAAACGTGGAACATACGCCTTCGCAGGCTGACACCGAACGCAAACAGCGCACGCATCGGCGATACCATGATGCTGCAAAGCTACACCACCATCATTGATGCGAAGCTGCGCTATCCGAACACCGCCTTGCTCTACATGGAATTCGATTCGAGCCAGTTTAACGGCTCCATTCCGCAAATCTCCTGCGAGCCGCGCGGGCGCGTGATCCGCGTACCGGCGAACTATGACCCCGATACACGCAGCTATACCGGCGCCTGGGATGGCACGTTTAAATGGGCGTGGACGGATAACCCTGCCTGGGTGTTTTACGATCTGGTGCTGAACGACCGTTTCGGGCTGGGCGACCGGCTGGATGCCGACAACGTGGACAAATGGGCGCTCTATCAGGTGGCGCAATACTGCGATCAGCTGGTGCCGGACGGCAGGGGCGGCGACGGCAAAGAGCCGCGGTATGTCTGCAACGTCTATGTGCAGAACCGCGCCGATGCCTTCACCGTTTTACGAGATTTCTCGGCCATCTTCCGGGGCATGACCTACTGGGGCGGCGATCAGCTGGTGACGCTGGCAGACATGCCGCGCGATGTGGATTACGTCTACACCCGCGCGAACGTGGTGGAGGGGCGCTTTACCTACGCCAGCAGCACGACAAAGGCCCGCTACTCTACGGCGCTGGTGAGCTGGTCTGATCCCGATAATCAGTACGCCGACGCGATGGAACCCGTATTCGAGCCGGATCTGGTTAACCGCTACGGCGTCAACCAGCTTGAGATAACCGCCATCGGTTGTACCAGGCAGAGCGAGGCCAACCGAAAGGGCCGCTGGGGCATCCTGACCAACAACCGCGACCGCATCGTTACGTTCGCCGTGGGGCTCGACGGTAATATCCCGCTGCCGGGCTATATCATTGCCGTGGCTGATGAAATGCTTTCCGGGCGCGTGATGGGCGGGCGCATCAGCGCAGCCGATGGCCGGACGGTCACCCTCGACCGCGTGCCGTCGGCGAAAAATGATGATCGGTTGCTGGTAAACCTGCCTGACGGCACCGTCCAGGCCCGCACCATTGCCACGGTTTCCGGTAACGTGGTGACGGTCACCGCCGCCTGGGATACAACGCCGGACGCCGGGGCGTGCTGGACGGTCGAGAGCGATGATCTGTACGCGCAGCAGTACCGCGTTACCAGCGTGACGGATAACGGCGACGGCACTTACAACATCGTTGCAGCCTGGCACGACCCGGACAAATACGCGCGTATCGATACCGGGGCAATCATTGACGAGCGCCCGATCAGTGTTGTGCCGCCGGGCCACGTTGCAGCCCCGCAAAACGTGAAGATTGAAGGCTTCACGGTGATTAATCAGGGCATGGCGATCCAGACCCTCCACGCCACCTGGGATGCAGTTGAAGGGGCTATCGCTTATGAGGCCCAGTGGCGCCGCGATAACAACAACTGGGTGAACATCCCGCGCTCCTCGGTCTGCGGCTTCGATATCGATGGCATTTATGCGGGTGGATACCTGGTGCGCGTGCGTGCGATTAACGCCGTGGAAGTCTCCAGCGTATGGGGTTATTCAGAGTTAACGGCGCTGACCGGCAAGCAGGGGAACCCGCCAAAACCGGTTAATTTCTCTGCCGAATCGCTGAACTGGGGCGTGCGTCTGAGCTGGGGCTTCCCGGCTGACACCAGCGACACACTCAAAACCGAGATCCAGTATGTGGTGAACGGTGACACCGATAACCCGCTTTTGCTGGCTGATGTGCCTTATCCGCAGCGGGATTATTCGCAGCTCGGCCTGAAAGCCGGACAGCGGTTTTTATACCGCGCGCAGCTGGTCGATAAACTGGGCAACGAGTCGGGCTGGACAGACTGGATCGAGGGTATGGCGAACGACCAGGCCGGGGATTACCTGGGCGATATTGCCGATGACTTTCTGACGAAAGAAGACGGCGAAGCGCTGTTAAGTCAGATAACCCTCGACCCGGAAGCCATCCTGCAGAACGCCCTGAACGGCCATGACACGGTGATTCAGCAGTGGAAGCAGTACGGCAAAAACCGCGCTGGCATCATTCAGGCGCAGACGCTGGCCGCCGATGCAAACAAGTCCGTAGCGGCGCTGGAAACCACCGTAAACGCGAAATTTGAGGATTTCGAGGCCACCGCCTCCCGCCTGGAGAAAGCCACGGCAGACAACACCTCAGCCATCAGCGAGATCAACGATACGGTTGTGGCAAAGTTCGGCGAGGTGGCCGCCGCGGTTGAAGGCAAAATGGATGCGTATGTTGACGCCAGTGGCGGCTCGGCCATCTACACCATGAAAACCGGTGTGGAGTACAAAGGGAAGTATTACGACGCCGGGATGTCGGTTGCCGTGACCGTAAACGGCCAGGCCGTTGATACTCGTTTCGCCGTGAATGCCAACCAGTTTGTTGTGATGAGCGGCAGCGGCGACAACCGTTATTCACCGTTTGCGGTTGTGAACGGGCAGGTGTTTATGAACAGCGCCTTTATTCAGGATGGCACAATTACAAACGCCAAAATTGGCGCAGTAATTCAGGCGAACAATTATGCCGCGGGTAAAACCGGCTGGATGATTAATAAGGCTGGCGCCGCTGAGTTTAATAACGTGACGGTGCGAGGAACCATTATCGCAACGCAGGGGCAGTTTTCTATGGCCGGTGCCGGTAATACCGTTGTTATTAACGGCAATGGCGTCACCGTCAATCTGGCTAATGGTGGCCGTATTATTCTGGGAACGTGGTAGCAATGCCGAGCGGATTATATATCGACCTGAAAGACGGCGGCCCTGCAATGGAAATAACGGCGGGCCTTCGGTGTCCGTCTTACTGCGGGTACGCCAGCGGTAAAGGGAATAAATACACCATTCCGGGCTATGTGACGGGCGCAACGGCAGTGTTTGCGCCGCACGTCACCGCCGGGATTTATGTGGGCGGCGGCACCAGTCTGATCCCGGACATGGACGTGTTAACCGGCGTATCTCAGAGCGGAAATGTACTGACCTTCTCCGTATGGTCAAATTACAAAATGAGCAACGGGAAAATATACCCCGGCACGGTCTGGCAGATCCTCCCCGCGAGCCAGTCGGGAAACCGCGGGCTGTACATTTCTGACAGTACCGACTTTACCGCCATCACCGACGCCGCCACGGTCGGCCAGTGCGTTTATCGCGGTCGGGTGACGTTTACCGGCTCCTGGTCGCCTCCCTCAACGGGCTACAACCGGCAATCCTACGCCGTGTTTGCGAAGTGGAGCGCAAACGGCGTTGTGGTGGAGTATGACGGCAGCGTGGTCCGTGCCGTGGCCGAGCGTAACGGGGCGAACGTTAACGCCACCGTGACAATGGACGTGGTTATCTTTGCGACCGGCGTCGCGCCGGTGGCGGGGCCGGGGCTTAATTTCTTTAACAGCAAAGGGCAGTGCACGTTTTCAACGACTAAACGCCCGTTCCTTTACAGCAACGCATTTTATAAGCCATCCGGCACCGCCGCGGATATTGGCAACCGGTACATCATGCTGGGGCGGTATGGCGCACAGACCGACATATCCGGCGGCTGGTGCTATGCCAAATATCAGGGGCTTGTCCGGTCGGGTAATTCCGTCCGGGTAGGGCGTGGTTATGTGGCCGCTGTCTGGACGGCTGACTATCCCGTGACGGCCAATAAAACAACCGGCATGAATGTTTTGTTGCTCGACAGCATGTACTGACCGTTTATTTATTAAATAACCCGCTGCGGCGGGTTTTTTATTTTCAGGAGTTAACTGAATGGCTAAAGGCACTATCAGCATCGCCAGTGGCGCAACCGCCATTACAGGCGCAGGCACCACCTTCACCGCCGAGCTGGCTGCCGGTGATTACATCGTTTTCACGGCGGGGCAGGTTGTCTATACGCTGGCGATTAAGTCAGTGGACAGCGACACGGCGCTAACGCTAACCAAACCCTATACAGGCCCGGACGCTGACGGCCTGGCATGGTCGGCGGTGCCGCGCAGCACCATGAGCCAGATCACGATGGAAGTGGTGAACCAAGTCACAGAGGCTTTACGCGGCCTGAACCATGACAAAGCGAACTGGCAGCAGGTATTTTCCGAGAGTAATAACGTCACTGTCACCCTACCCGACGGCAGCGAATTTAAAGGCCCAGGCTGGCCGTTTATCGTTAACCTGCTGGAAGACCTCGATCCTGACCGGCTACAGCAAATTGTTAATGACATGAAAGCAGCGCAGGCCAGCGTAAGCGCTGACCGGAAGGCAGCAGAAACCGCCCGTACCGGCGCAGAGAGCGCGGCCACCAGCGCTACAGCAGCGCAGAATGCCGCAGAAAGCGCCGGGGCTGCCGCCGCCAGGAGCGCCACCAGTGCAGCCACCAGCGCCAGCTCGGCGACAAATTCGGCCACATCAGCGAGCCAGTCGGCATCTGAGGCACTTAAGCAGGCTGAGCGCGCACAAGACCTCGCTGATTCGTTCGACGCTACAAAGGTGCTGAAGAAAGATCAGAATCTGGCTGATGTTTCAAACATGTCTGCCGCAAAAGTTAACCTAGGGATTGACCGCGTAACGCAGGGGTCAACGTCTACAGCGCTCGGTAAGCCAGCAGGCTCGCGTCTGTTCATTTTTGATAACGGAACGTGGGGCGCCCTTAATGGCGCTGATGAATATATCCCCCTTGCTATTGCTCAGGGCGGCACTGGAGCAAAAGATGCCTCCGGAGCGAGGAAAAATCTCGGTCTTGATGTCGCTAATAATGTCGAGTTCAACCTGATAAAAGGTAATAGCGACATTTATACGAGGAAAGTCTCTGACGATCCTGTAAGGGGTAACTCATTATCTTCTGAAATTGTCGGATCTGATGGCACAACTAAAGCCCGGATCGAGATGTGGTGCGACACGTCTACTGGCAACGCATCAATAGTTAACCGTAACCCGACGGGGCCGCGATTCTTCACGATCAGGCAGAATGGGGAGGTTGAGCCGTCTGGTCGCGTTATGTCTGGTTTTGGTGCCGAGTTTAAGAGCAATGGTGAGGTTTTGACGTTACGCCCTACCGGAGCGAACCAGGCAACTTACATGCTTATTCGTGATAGTGATAATTCAAACATCATGCTTGTGGGCAGATCTGGTGCAAGCTATGACACTGTAATGACCAACTATAAATACGGCACAAGTATCACAATGACAGATGCATGGGCCGGGTGTAACAAGGGATTGTATGGCTCAACAATTGAGTCTCGTTCTGGTTATTTAAACTCTAAAGCTATATCTACCACGGCAAACGCACATCTTTATTTTATTAACAGCGACAACAAAAATCGTGGGGTTATTTATTCAAGACCTATCGCAAACGGGCAATTAATATGCATCAGGCCAGACAATAGCTCTACAGGCGCGACGGGTTCAGAAATGTCGGTCAACGGCTCTACGGGTGAGGTTCGCGCTGTTAAGTTCACCAACATCTCTGACGAGCGGGCTAAATTCTGGATTAAGCCAGTAGAGAGCGCCCTCGATAAGATTTGCCAGCTTCGCGGCGTAACTTATTCGATGCATACAACGGTGCAGAATACCGTGCGAAATGCCGGCCTGATTGCCCAGGACGTTCAGAAGGTCTTGCCGGAGGCCGTAACGAAATGCGAGGCAGACAAGACCACTATCGATAAGGAGTGTCGCCCGATTGAGAACCCTCTGGCGGTTGACTATAACGCCTTAGCGGCCCTGTATGTCGAAGCATTTAAAGAGGTGCGGGCAGAGATGGATGCGCTCAAGTCTGAGCTGGAAGAGATGAAAGCAACACTCGCCAGCCTCACAGCCTCCGGAGATACGACCACCAGCGAATGATGAACCAGCAGCGGCCCGCCTGGGCCGCGCTGTAGTAGTGATCGATCATGAAAATATATTCTGCCGCTGCGATTGATAGGTGCCACTGCCTTGATCTAATTTCTTCATGAAACTACTGTATCTATATACAGTATTTTTATGGGGAGGAAATTATGCCGCGCTATTATGAGATTGAAACCGCCTTTCGTCGGGCTATGAAGCTGGACGCCAGAGGCCGCCGCACCGTAACGACTGCCGACTTTGTGAAAGAGCTGGCCGCCGTTAACTGGAACTGGTCGCTAAAGCAGGCGAACGAATGGATGGATGCCTGCCTAACAACGTTTAAAGACATATCGACCGAGGAAGGCGAAAACCGCACCCTGGCGATGTACAACCCGAACGGGGGGATCTGATCATGGGCTTCCCATCACCCGCCACGGATTACATCGAGCGCCGCGTAACTCTCGATGGTATATGCGCTATTGGTATGAATAGCCGCATCGTTGAGACGCCCACCGGCTACGCGGTGATAGATATCAGCATAATGGCGACCATCGGCGCGACCGTTCTCTTCTCTTTATATGGGAATGTGCAATTTGGGTTTATCACCCAACACGGGATCATTACTGACGATGGGGAATCGCTGGAGGGCTCGGCGCTGGATGATGTGGAGATCGCCGGAGTGGTTACGCATACCATTCACAGCGCGGACAGCATCACTGATCAGCGGCCCATAATCTAATAGAATAGATGCGAGATGTTTTTCATTATTTTTTCTATACTAACGAAAAGAGAGCTTTATGGTGGAAACTGAATATAATTTATGTGCTTAGCCGTTAACAAAGGTTTTTATTTTTTTAAAAAAATCAGAAACTTGTTCTTCAAAACCTGCCTCAAGAATTTCAAAGATTCGCTCTTGTGTTAGACCATGTTCCTCACGCCTTTCCTGCAACTTTTTCCAGTAAGCTTTGGATTTTGCATTTTCTGGCGCAACATCGGGAAGCCCATACGGTGAATTTTCTTGTTTATATTTATTAAAAATTTCATCTTCTATATCATCATAGGGACTAAAAATAACATCATCACGATTGCCATATTTATCTTTTGCATCACCATCCAAAATCGCTACTGCATTATGAGGCGCACAAATAAATTGAGTCCAGGCATTGCGCTTCATTAAATCGACAACGTTACTACAGCCGCCTATGTAAATTACCTTTATTCGATTTTTCGTTTCAATAGCAGACAACTTAAGGTTTATATAACTTTCGAGGGTCACGTCTTCAGTAAATATATATTTGTCAAAACCATGAAATCCGAACATTTCAAACTGAATAAAACTGTATGAAACTAGGTTATGAATTACTTCACCATTTTCATTTTTTAGGTAAATGATTGGTGTTCCATATTCATAGATAGTTTTCATAATTGCTAATGAGTGTGTAGTGAAGAGGATTTTTTTATCCTTCTCCAAGCAGATATTTTTAACTGCATTCATTAGGGAAACTTGTGCAGAGGAGTCCAACGACACGTCTATTTCATCAATAATGATTATTTTGCTAGAAGAAGTTATCATTTTGAAAATACTTATAACAAAAAACTCACCTGAACTGAAATAATCCTCACGAATATAACGATTGTCGTCAAGCGGCAAAAAAAAGTATTGCACACCCTTTATAGTGACGAATTTAAGATTCTGGAATTTATTAGCGTCTTTATAGACAATGTTCAGAAAAGCGATTAATTCATGGGCGTCTTCATAGTTTTTTTTGAGGTACATTTCTCGTAGCGTCATGTCAATATTACCCAAGGCTGGAAACTCTGAGAAACGTTTACCATAAGGAATTGGAAGTTCAACGTTTATAAATGACTCATCCCTAAGTATGTCTTTTGTATCAAGATCTCCATTGTTAAATCTGAAAGCGTAAAGTTTTTCTTCAATTTTTATATCTATTTCTGTATTTTCGCTAATGCTAAAGACGGAAGAGGTTTTACTTACGATAGCAGTATCTTTAAGAAGGGCTAAGGCTTTTATAATTGATGTTTTGCCCACACCATTTTTGCTTGTCATACAGATAAGCGGGTCACGTGAAAAATCAAAAGTTACACTAATGTTGGAGAGATGCTGAAGTTCTCTAATATCTACACTAATGATCATTTAAGCAGCTCCTTGCCTCTGAGGAGTTTACTTATGATGGCATTACCATACCTTTTTCGCAGGTGAAATAAATAGTCTTGATCAATGTTATTGATCTGGCTCAGAACGCCTGCTATAGATAAGATAGATGACATTTCATCCATTCCTGTATAATTCATCAGCTTATCTCGATCGGTTCTGAGCAGATGCAGTTTAACCTCAATATCCGTTTTAGTTGCTTTGCTTACCGTCATTTTTCCGTCGTTTAGTATGCTAATGCCCAAAACCTTTCTTTCATATTTTTTTGTGATAACTTTTGTTTTTTTATGATTAATAGAAAGCTTCAATAATGGATCTGATGATAAAATGCCTATAAGGTCATTAGTTATTTCTTTTTTAAGAATTTCATGCTGAGATGAAATGATTAAATCATCTGCATAACGAGTATATATGTATTGTTTATCTTTACAATATGATTCGATAATATTGTCGTAATCAAAAAAACAAAAGTTGCTTATTGATGGTGAGGACGAAAAACCAATAGGTAATCGATTATCGAAAGTGCAGAGATAGACTATCCTTTCTATATTTTTTTTTACATCTTCAATGTCAATGGTGCTTAGATAATCGTAGTACTTGGATAGTTTATTTGATACGGCTTCACTACTGATCGAGGGGAAAAAATTCGATATATCCGTTTTAAAAATAAACTCGCTATTGCAGTGGGGTTTTACGGCCTCGGATATGTTTACTTCTTTTCTATATGAGAAAACAATATCTTCTCGCACAGGCATTTCGCTGAATATAAAGCGCGAAAGAAATGTATGAATGAGTTTTAGTCTATCTGAACATTGATAAAGATCAGCTTTCGTCCTGCTAAGGGGAATAAGGCGAACTTCTTCTTCTGTACGGATATTATGGAAATCATCAAAATTCTTTTTATGGTTAAAGTAAGAATTAAAAACACTCTCCAGGCTGTTATTTTTCATGCTATTATTACCTGTGATTAGTCTTATAAAATCTTCAGAATGAAGTGCTGAAACCCTTTTGCGGATATATGAAATTATTAAGGCTCCCGCAAGAACTTTACGGGAGCCTTAATAATTTTACAAGACCTTATACTGCCTATAGAGGCTTCCTGATTGACTGGAGATGCTCCAAGTCAGAAGCATGTACTGATTATGACCTCATCCGTTATGTTTAGCAAGTCTTGGCTTTAACTTTGGTATCCGGGGACGATCCAGTAAGGCAACTTAACATTAAGTCATTGTAAATAATGGCAATAAAAGCAGGTAAGATATGTGAGCTACTTATCACATGAGTATAATTAACGTTTTGATGATACAACTGTTGGATGCATGTACTCTACGTGAAGCCGCGCATCACTCAATGCCGTTCTCCAGCCAATCAGCCCACCATTGCATCATTTCCCGACGCTTATCAAGGTACTGGGCATGGTTATAGATGCCGCGAATATTATTGCGATCAACGTGAGCGAGCTGCCGTTCAATGGCATCCTGAGGCCACCCATGTTCGTTAAGAATGGTACTGAACTGGTGCCGGAAGCCATGACCACTAGCCAGCCCCTCGTATCCGATTTGGCGGATAACCTGTAAAACAGTATTCTCGCTGATAGGTTTGCGCTTATCGTTACGCCCGGCAAACACGAACGGCGAAAGCGAAGTGATGGGTTGAAGATGCTTTAAAAGATCGTAGACTTGCTGCGACATTGGAACCAAATGTTGTTTGCGATTTTTCATCACTTCCGCATCGATTAAGATAAGCCGGTTTTCAAAATCGACATTCTGCCACAGCATAGAGCGCAACTCTTTAGTACGCATGGCCGTATATTGCAGCACCTGAGTAGCAATGCGAGAAACTACGCTCCCACCATAGCCTGCAAGCGCCTGGTTGAAAGCAGGAATCTGATCAGCTGGAAGAAACGGGAAATTCTTTTTCCTGTATCCCTTCATAGCATCCGCCAGATCAGGCGCAGGGTTATATTTAGCTCTACCGGTTACTACGGCATAGCGAAACACCTCTCCACAGCGTCGACGTGCCTTATTGGCCCGCTCCATTGCACCACGATCTTCGAACCGGCGTAGCACCGCTAGAAGCGTCATGGGTTCTATTTCTTCTAAAGCCATGCCGCCAAGAAACGGCAAAATATCTGCATCAAACATTCGGCGTAGTTCATCGGCATATCCTTCCGACCACACTTGCTTTTTGTGCTGATACCATTCCTCGAAGATTGAGCCGAAGCTATCCGGTTTGGTCTCCTGTTGCTTCTTCTTAACCGCAGGGTTAATCCCAAGAGCAAGATCGCGTTTAAGTTCAAAAGTCATGCTTCTGGCTTCTGCCGGGCCGATCTCAGGGTATTTGCCGACAGTATGGATTTTTTCTTTCCCACCAATGTGATAACGAACCTGCCAAACCTTTTTTCCGCTCACTGGCACATATAGATATAGCCCATTCCCATCGGCTAAACGGTAGGGCTTTTCTTTAGGTTTGGCTGCGTCTATCTGCTTAATAGTAAGCAT